ATGCAGGTACTCATGGCGCACCTCCAGCAGCACTTGGCTGCCTTGGAGCAGGTCGATCCCAACACCTCCCGCGCCATCCAGAAACAGCTTCGTGATGCGGCCAAACAGGAAATGCGTGCTGCCGAGCAGATTGCTCCGCAGGCCGCACAACCCGCCGCTCCGATGCCTGCTTGAAGGTTCCGGTAATGCGACCGCCCTTCCAACAGGAGGGGTTGGCCAAGCTTTGCCAGTGGGCTAACGAGCAAGGCGCAAACGGCAAAGCTGTCGAGATCGGTGCGTATAGCGGCGAGGGGACCGAGGTTATTTCCAAGTATTTCAAGGAGGTTTTGGCGGTCGATCCTTGGATCAACGGCTACGACCTGAACGATGTTGCCAGCCACCAATGCCCCATGAAGTTTGTTTTTGAAGCTTTTCAGAACCGTACCAAGGGGCTTGGTAACGTATCTTTCAAGCGAGGGAAAAGTCTTGACGCGCTGCCCGATGTTGGCGATGAATCTCTGGATCTAATCTATGTTGATGGCGATCACAGGTATGAGGCGGTTGTGGCAGACATCCAGGGGTGGAAGCCGAAACTGCGTAATGGCGGGATCTTGGCTGGCCACGATTGGTCCTTCCCGGCTGTGCAGAAGGCTTTATCCGAGACTCTTAACGGCAAGGAAGCCGTGCTTTTCCAAGGTGACTCTTGGGCGGTAGTGGTATGAGAAAGCTCAAAGCCATCCTAGCCTTCATCCGTAACCAGGAGTGGGTGGATGAACCCAAATGGGAGGAGGAGGACGAGAAGGCGTGGACATCGTTTCTGGGAACTCCGACAGGGCGCAAGTTAAGCCTAATACTTTTGAACCTTACCCTACGCCATAATGCCTCTGCCGTAATGAAAAACCATGACAGACTTGCGGAGGCGTGTGGATGGGCTAAAGGTTATAGAGGTTGTGTGGCGACCTTAGAATCGCTCGCAACCCAAAAACTAAACTCGGCCATTGCAGACTACGGCAATGAGTCCGATGAACCAGTAGTCGATTGACCTCACCCGCAGACTGACTCCCTGCGGAATGGGTGTAAGAAAGGGTCAAAATGGCTGATTCGAATAACCTGACGGAGACGGATATTCTGGCAATGGCGCAGGCGGCTGACGAGGGACGGGAATACAATCCCATTCCCAAGGAAGACGAGAAAGCCAAAGCTGAAGCACCCGCACCCGAAAAGGCCAGCGGAGATACCGATCAGAAGCCCGCGACTGACGAAAAGGCCGAAACCAAACAGGAAGCTTCGAGTGAAGTTTCCGCCACTGAGGAGAAATCCGAGGAGGCAAAAAGTTCTTTAACAACGCAACCTTCAGAAGACAAGTCGGAGTCGGCTTCCGAACAAAAGAAGCCTACCCGATACGAGAAGGCCAAGGGCAGACTCGAAAAAGAGTGGGAAGATGTCAGAGCGGAAAAAGCAAGACTCAAGGCGGAACGTGAAGCCATCGAACAGGCGAAAGCCCAGCGGGAGGCTTCACAGTCTGGTTCTGAAACGCCGAAAACGGGAAATCGACGCTTTAGCGCGGACGATTACCGGGAGGCGGCAAAGAGCTATCGTGAAGAAGGCCGCGACGATCTTGCAAAACTCGCTGACCAAAAAGCCACAGAAGTCGAGACTGAGGAGCGCAAGGAAATCGAGCAGAAAACCCAAGCCGAACTGAAATCGGCATGGGACAAGAATCTGCTTGAGGAGGTCGAGGCCAACCCCGATCTCAAGGATTCCAATAGCTCGCTCTACAAGGCCGTATCGGAAATGCTGCAAAACCACGCGATCCTCCGCAACTACCCTGCTGGAATCAAGGATGCGGTTGGGATTGCAAAGATCAGGCTCCAGGCGGAAACCGCCTCCGACTTGAAGAAGAAGGTTGCAGAGTATGAGCGAGAACTCGCTCAACTCAGAAAAGCGACGACACCGGCTTCCAGCCAACCGTCAGGTCCGGCCAAGACCAAGGCTTTCCACGAACTCTCGCTAGACGAGCAGGAACGTGAATTGATGAGGATGGCGGGCGAGGTTGATAGGAACGGATAGTTGCAAAAGGATATAAACTAAAATGGTCACTACTGGTTCAGTAACCGCGCAGTTCCAGACGTACTTCTCAAAGGCGTTGCTGGAGCGTGCGCTCCCCTTGCTCCAGATGGAGCAGTTTGCCATGAAAACCCCCTACCCGACCAAAACGGGTGGGAACAAAACGATCCGGTTCTTCCGGTTCTCCGATCCGAGCATCAGCGCTATCGCCAACCTCTCCGAAGGCACCACGCCTTCCAGCGGTGACGAGCGCGATCTGACGCTCTCCTCGGTCGAAGCGACCCTGGTTCAGTACGGTTCCAAGATCATCCTCACGGACGTTCTCTTGGCCACCGAGCTGTTCAGCCATCTCGCTCAGGCCACCAAGCAGCTCGGCGAAGATGCCGCTCTGCACGCCGACACCCTCTGCCACCGCGCTCTGGTTCAGGATTCCTCGACCAGCACCGGTACTGGTGTTGCGACGAAGTCCTACGCCCGTTATGCCCAGAACGGCACCAACGGCACGACCTTCGGCACGGCCTCCACCCCCAACAGCAGCATGACCGCCACCGACCTTCTGGACGGTGCGACCAGCCTGTTCATCGCCCGCGCTCCCAAGATCAAGGACGGCTACGCCCTCGTGGCGCACCCTGCCGTTATCCGCGATCTCCAGCAGGACGACGATTGGCTCAAGGTCTCCAGCTACTCCGCCCCGGATCAAATCTTCAAGGGCGAAACTGGCAAACTGTTCGGCGTGAGCGTGATTAGCTCCACCAACGTTCAGACGTTCAACACCTCCGCCTCCGGCGTGGGTGAAGCCACCAACAGCACCGGCGCGGTCTACGCGAACGTGTTGCTCGGCGGCGGTGCGTTTGGCGTTCCGAGCCTGTCCTCGGTTGCCGCTTCCGGCTCGCCCTTCGCTCCGAAGGTCACGATCCTCGACGCAGCCGACAAGTCCGACCCCTATGGCCAGCGCATCGTTGCGTCCTTCAAGACGTTCTATGCGGCCAAGCAGCTCGACACCCGGTTCTTCCGAGTGTTGTTCAGCAAGTCGAACTACTCGTAATCCTTAAATGGGAACCCTGGTTATCGCTATGGGTCGTCCCAAGGGGGCTGGGGAGGGCAAAACCTCCCCAGCTTCCTCTTCTTCGGAAAAATCAATGGCCAAAAAAGGCATGGTGATGCTTCCCATCTCCAAGTTCGAAGTGAACGATGGTGAGGAGAATGTTGCACCTGAAGTTGGTGATTCCGTGGAACTCAGCGGCACGATCAGCATGATCGAGAATGGCATCGCCCACGTTAATGTGGAACATGCCATGACCGAGAATGAGCAATCCGACAAGTCGGAAGACATGGCGGAAGGCGAAGACTCGATGTCCGAGGAGGAGAGGATGATGAAGATGGCCGAGGAATCCGACAAGGAGAACTATAGCTAATATGCCTGTTTACCAGTACGAGGACACCAGAAACGGATCAGTCGTCGAACTGGAAAAGGCTGTAGCCGAAAGGGATTCAGTCCCTCGTTACCTTAAAAGGTTCAGCGTGCCACAAAGATTGACCCTGGTGGGGGTTGGCGAACCCCTCGACAATCCGCTGGGAGTCAATCAAACAAATCTTATGAAGGGGTACTACCGCCAGGAACAAAAGCTTGGCAGTAGATTCAAGAGCCGGTACACGCCCGATAGCATCAAACGTGCGGCTCAAAGGAGATAATATGGCGAAAGAATTTGTACGTTCCGAACGTAAGGCCAAGGGAAAAGCTCTGCGCTTTAATTCCGAAGGCTTCACCAATGTGTTTGAGATCACGGCGGCTTCCAGCGGCGGCACGGTTAACACCGTCGCGACCGCCCCGGCTTCGCTCAACGTGACTCTCAACGGCACTTCCTACCGCATCGCACTGCACAGCTAATGCGCCTTCTATCCAGACTTACTCTGGGTGACGCTGGCACGATTATTGCGTCCTCTGCTTCCACGAACACTGGAAGCTACGACGCAGTGACCGCGCTTACGGCTTCTACGGCCACGCTTGTGATTAGCGGTTCAACCACCACGGCAACTATCGGCGGCGGTGCCACCATTTATGGCGACATTTCCTCCGTGGTTAATTCCGCTGGCGGTCAACTGGCAATCTACGTCCGCAAGGACTAAATTTGTGGTTAGGGCGTTGACGCTCTGCCTTTTGCTTGCCGGGTGCAAGCCGGAGCAGAGCGTTGACGACTTCCCAGAAACCATCTACCCTAATACACCAACGATGCAGAGCGCAGTTGACGCAATGGAGACAAAATAATGGGCCGCCAGTGGAACACGATTATTGAGAGCCTTGGTCCGCTCACGGGCGGATCAATGTCTATTAGCGCAAATCTGACCGACATCGAGGCGTTGCTTACTACGCTTCAGGCCGATGTGGCGGATGGGATAACTGTTTCATCTGGAACTGTAACGTCTCGGCCAGTTCGAGGAACTACCAGCACTGGAACATTGACGGTTTCGACCAGCAACGGAACCTTGTTTGCGACCAACTCCACCCGCAACTATCTTTTGGTGCAATGCACCAGCGGAACAGTGTTTATTGACACCAACGGCACGGCCAGCGCGACCGAAGACATCCAGCTTACCGCAGGTCAGGGCATTACTTTTGAGG